GATACTCTCCCTACACACATAAACACTAAAGGATATTCTCCAAACGTATAATGTATATCTCTCGCCATATGTATAGTTATCTCCCTATCTGTATCAGGTATATCGGGGGGCAATGGTCACTAAAATATAATATACCTTATCTTTAACAAGGGGGTAGTGGCCTTGCTCGCTAAACGAAGAGGCTAAAAGGCCCTAAAACCCCCTTAAAAACCTCCTCTATAATGGGAGGGGACCACATCCAAATTTTGTGGTTTTGACTCTTTTTATACGTTTGGCGAAAGATATAGACCACATCCAAATTTTGTGGTTTTGACTCTTTTTATACGTTTGGCGAAAGATATACATTATACGTTTGGCGAAAGATATACATTATACGTTTGGCGAAAGATATACATTATACGTTTGGCGAAAGATATACATTATACGTTTGGCGAGAGACTATTGTTGTTGCCCTATATTCTCTGCTTCCTGCGTAGGTGCAGACTACAATATTTGCTACATTTTCAGTATTGTATGTGGAAAAGACTCGCCATTTGGCTAGTCGTTAGGCGGGCCGATATGTAAAATTTGACTTTGCGTCATACTATTTTGCTCAGATGTAAGGTAAATTCGGTACTTTAGCCAATGACGCGTTGTTCTTTATAAACAAAATAAGTGTTGACACGATTCGTTCTAGCCGAAAGTACAGTCGACTTCGTACTAATATTACGCAGTGTGACTAGCGTATCGAAGAATGAAGACTCGCCAAACGGAGAATAAACTACTGTTCGTTTGGCGAATACAGTAACCTACGGTACATAACGCACCGTGTATACACTGCACTTCTAGAGTAGTGATAAATAATAGAGAGATTTTCTTTGTTAAAAATTTCATTTTATCTATGCTAGGATTAGATAGGTCCTATCTAATAATTAGATGTTTGAAATTTCTTCAGACAACACTCATCCCGTCCTAGAAAAAGTGGTTTTTGGCAATCGCCTTACTTCGACATTACGCTCTTTAGAGCGGCTGTCAAGCCCTATTGCGTACATTACTTACAAAGGCTATACTGGCTTTTTATTACACATATTGGAGGTGACACACATGGCAAACTACAACCCAAGAACGAAGAGAGTTCTCAATGATTACGGTGAGTTCGTTCCTTTTAAGGAAGATATGAAGAAGTCAGAAGAGATGTTAGAAGCATCAGGGACGACTCGTGAGTCAATGCTAATTGACCAAAAACTAAAGCGTGAAGCCTATAGAGGAAGCTCTAAGGAAAGCGTGGTTGCGGGTTTATCGGAAGCTGAGCTAGAGCATCTTTTAAACAAGAAACGAGCTTCTACGGCAGAGAATAAGCCTGCTATCGAAAAATTAGATACTAAACCCGAAACACCTATCGAAAAATTAGATACTAAGCCTAAACCGGCGAATAACGTGGATATTCACACGTTAACGCTACCTGAGCTAAAGGCGCATGCTAAAGAAATCGGTATCCCTTTCCGCCCAAACGCCTCTAAAAGCAAAATGGTCGAACTATTCGAAGGTCCAACAGGTCCTATCGAAAAATTAGATAGTTCTGAAGAAGAGGATGAGCTTTAAACTTCTATATAATTATTAGATACTAGAACCTCTATATAATTATTAGATACTAAAACCTCTATATAATTATTAGATACTAAAACCTCTATATAATTATTAGATACTAAAACCTCTATATAATTATTAGATACTAAGGATCTTATGACCAATTTTGACACAGAGCTAGCGCCGGGCGGGGAATCACACCGTTCGGCGTCTTCCAAAAAAGCTAAGACAGGGTATAAGCCTCGCCCTCTACAGCACTGGCTACACAATAATATCTTAAGGTTTTGTGTCTTAGTGTGTCATCGTCGTTTTGGAAAGACGATCTTTGCGGTTAACGAGATAATAGACAGGGCACTTGCTAACCCTTTGAGAAATCCACAATACGCTTATGTTGCCCCTACCTATAAACAAGCAAAGATCGTAGCTTGGCAATATTTCGTAGATTTCACTCGTTTCCTCCCTGGGGTAAAAACGATGAGATCTGAACTAACCATCTACATTCAACGCCCAAGACGTAAAGACCCAGAGACGGGGGAGATAGATGCAGACTTCATTAAAATTACGTTACTAGGGGCAGATGACCCAGACTCAATCCGTGGTATCTACTTAGACGGTGCCGTTTTGGATGAGTACGCCCAATGTGACCCTATCATATGGGGTCAAATTGTACGTCCCGCTCTATCTGACCGTAAAAAGATTGCTAACGATATGGGGATATTCCGAGATGCGATAGGTAAACCCATAGATCCTTGGGCGATGTTCGTTGGAACCCCTAAAGGTCAAAACCATTTTTATTTTAGATATGAAAAAGCTAGAGAGTACCAGGAGTATGCTAAAAATTATATAGTCGGGCAAGATATGGAGGAGCACGCAAGAGAGTGGACTTCCCTGGAATTGAAATACAACATCGAAGAAAACACATCATATGCTGATGTGGAGTCCATAGCGAGTAAATGGCCTGAAGCGCTTAGAGAGGATTATTCCGCTTGGCGTAAGTTTAAGTCTTCTCGGCAATGGTTTACAGTTCTTCTAAAGGCGAGTGAGACCTCTATCCTTGGAAGAGAAGAAATAGACGAGATGGTCGAGGATATGACACCGGAGCAAGTCGAACAAGAGCTAGAATGTTCTTTTACGGCAGCTATACTAGGATCTTTCTACGGGCACCTTATCTCTAAAATGCGAGAAGACGATAGAATCACGGACATACCCTACAACCCTAAATTCCCGGTAGATACGTATTGGGACTTAGGTAGGTCCGATAAGTCGGCAATCTGGTTTATTCAGAAAATACCCGGGGTGGGGTATAACTATATAGATTATGAAGAAACTGGGGATAAGACTATAGAGGAATTATATAGAGTGCTTCTTGCAAAAGCCCAACCCTCAGGTAAACGAACGCAAGTTCAGGAAGGGAAAGAGGAGTATTTTGTAGGTAGGGGATTTAGGTTTGGCAGGCACGTATGGCCTCATGACGGTAAGACAACAGACTGGGAGTCAGGTAACAGTAGACAAGAAATAGCTAGACAACTAGGATGGATAGTAGAGATACAACCTAAAAGACCTATACAGGATAGAATAAACGCGTCAAGGACTCGGTTAAAAATATCAAGATTTGATGAAAATTATTGCAAAAGAGGGTTAGAATGCCTGTACAATTATCAAAGGGAATACGATGAGAAGCTTATGGTTTTCAAAAAAGACCCTAAACACGATTGGTCTTCTCACGGCGCCGATGCTTTTGGTTACTCTGCGTTTGATGATAGGGTCAGTTATTTCCCGGAAGATCTTTACAGTAGAAAACAGGGTGGTCCTCAAAACCACGCCGACATGGATTACGACGAACTAGGATAGGAGGGTATTATGGCTAATGGAAGCGCAGATTTTTCAAATTTGAGAAATAGGGCAAAAGTTACTACTAAAACGGGATTTGCACAACCAGAGATATTCCGGCTAATGTCCCAAGGAGATAATTTAAGCTCTTCCAATTTTAGCGAAAAGGCTTCTAAGCCTACAATGAAAAAAAGACAGACAGTAAAAAGAAAAGGAAGGGACCCTTATGTCCATAATGCGGGTACCAACTATCTGGGTAAGTTCTCCGGTGCTAGTAAAGAAGAAGTGGATAGACTTATGGAGAGATTTAGCGCCAGAAGGCAGTTTATATCCACTAGAAAACAACGACCGGGGATAACCCAGTTGATGAGTAAGGGGATGTAGTGGGACAAGCAAGAACACTTATACAATTATTCGATAAGATGAAGGCGTCTAGAACCAATTGGGACAGCCACTGGGATGAAGTAGCTAGGTGGATCATGCCTAATATGGATTTCGCCTTTACACAACAATCAGGCAGCACAACTAAAGGGGAAGAAAGGCACAATAGGACTTTCGACCAAACTGCCGAACACTCCGCTGAGTTGCTCGCTAGTGCGTTGATGAGCTTTCTAGTAAGCCCTACCCAGAATTTTTTTGAACTAACCACGGGCGACATAGCTATAGATAAAAAACCCGAAAATAGAGATTATCTTCAAAAAACGGTAGAGGTAGCTCACGGAATTATAAGAAATACTAATTTTGACGCAGAAATTCATTCTGGGCTCATGTCTCTAGTCACTTTTGGTACATTTATTCTTAGAATGGACGACGACCCGGACGAGATTATAAGATATGAGGCCAGACCCCCGTTCACGCATTGGATATGGGAAAATGAGAAACGAGTGGTCTCTACGGTAGCAGAGAAAACTAAAATGCCTATTAGAGATGCTTTTGCTAAATATGGTATGGAGAAGTTTGGGAGCCAGGCAGAGAATTTAGCTAAAGATCTAGAACAAGAAATAGAAATTATACGTATCGTATTAGATAGAAAATCCGCTAAAATGAGAGCTCTCGATAAGTTTGATAAACCTTTCACTAGTTTTCATATTTGGGCGGATAAGGAAATAATATTAAAAGAGGTAGGGCACAGAACCTTTCCTTACGCCGTTCCTCGTTGGATGAAACTAGCGGGAGAGACCTACGGGCGCTCTCCTGGTATGAAAGCGCTACCCGAGGCAAGGTATCTCAATCAAGTTAAAAGATCAACAATCCGCGCCCTACAAAAAGCCGTAGACCCTCCGATGTTAATTACCGATGACAGTGTGTTGGGTAGGGTCAATATTAGACCAGGCGGGCTTACTAGTGTACGCTCTAACGCAAGAGACAACCCACCTATCCAGCCTATCCCCACAAACGCACGCCCTGATATAGGGGAAGGCGGAATGGAGCAATCTAAAGAAGAGATAAGAAAAGCTTTTTATGTGGACCAGCTTCAACTAACTGAAAAAAGTAGGATGACCACTACTGAGGTCAACCTAAGGGATGATGACCGGCTAAGACTCTTATCGCCACTTATCGGTAGGATGAATACCGAGCTTTTAACCCCTATCGTAGCGAAACTACTGGATAGGATGCAAAGTGAAGGAAAAATGCCTGAAAACATGCCTTCAGATATTGCAAATTCAGGGGGGTTAGGGGTATTCTTTCGATCACAAATTACGCGAGCACAAAACCTAATTGAAGCACAGAATGTTATGCAGTGGTTAGGTGCCGTAGGGCAAATATCCCAAGTAGACCCCAAAGCCGCTATGGTGGTAGATACCGAGGAAACGGTACGGTTTTTAGGGGAAAGGCATGGAGTGATGGAGAAACTTATGAAAACACCTCAAAAAGTACAAGAGCAAGAGCAAGCGATGCAACAACAACAGCAGCAAATGGAAGAAGCTGAGCTTGCTGAAAAGGCGTCTAAAACCGTAAGCAATGTACAGAAATGAGTAGTGGAGAAGTAAACACCTCAGTTAAAGCAAACGGCCAAGCGGATTTGGTGGAGACCTATAAAAGGTTATTTTCCTCCGAAGACGGGCAAAGAGTGTTGTTTGATCTTATGCATCAAGGGTATTTCTTACGCCCTACGATAGACGGACAAGGCTACGAGACCTCTCTTAGAAATGAGGGGGGTAGGGAACTTGTTTTATACATAATTGAGAACCTAAACCGCGAACCTGCGGAAATATTGGATTTTATAAAAAAATACGAAGAAGAAAGAAAAAGGGAGTTGGGGGATTATGACATTGATTAAAGAGTTTATTTCGTTTTTTACGTTGATACTACTATCTGAAAGAGGAAGTCTAATGACCGGGGGAGAAGAAGGCGGGGGAGATGCCCCAGAAGGAGAAAGCTCCGGAGTTCCTCCTGAAGACGACAGCGGTGAAGGGAATTCCCCAGAAACCCAGATTAATTGGCCTGAAGGGCTAGATCCTACGTTAAAGGGAAACGAAACCCTAACTTCTCACTATAATAAAGACAAGGGCGAGTTCGACATGCCCGGAATTATGCGCTCTCTTGTCCACAATAAGTCGATGGTAGGGGCAGAAAAAATAGCTAAACCTCAAAAAAACTGGGATGAAAATAAATATCACGATTTTTACAAACAAATCGGTTTGCCTGACTCCGTAGATCAATACGAGTTTGAGGTAAGAGGTCTCCCCGAGGGGCAGGAACCTGACAATAAGTTTGTAGGGGATTTTAAAGAAAAGGCATATGAGGCGGGGATTTTACCAAAACAAGCAGAAAAATTGGTAGAGTGGTTTAATCAGACAAACTCATCAAAACAACAAGACGTTCAGCTTCAGATGAGAAACGAGTTCGAACAAGACCGCTTAGAGCTACAAAAAGAATACGGAAACTCACTAGAAGGTAAGTTAAAACAAGGTTTTGATACTCTTAAGTTGTTTGCGAGTGATGACGAGATAGCGACTATGAAAAAGAAAGGACTGTTGGATGAACCGGATGTCTCCCGCCTTTTAATCAAAATAACGGAGAACCTTAACGACGACCATTTTGAGAGCAATCTCTTAGACCAGTCGGGAATGACTCCCGCCCAGGCCGATCAAAGACTGAAAGAAATGTCCAAACAAGAGGTCAAACTTATGTCTCCTAAAGAGAAAAAGATTTGGTCTGAAGAGTGGTCACGACTTGCGGCCGTAAAAAATTCAGTATCTAGTGGACAAAACGGGGGTAGGTCGGCTAAAATGTAGCCTACTGCCTTGTAGTCCGTCACCACCACGACATCTACATCCAGCTTCTTCATAAAAAGCCTTGACATATGTCAGGGCTTTTTTATACTAATACTGTACAGCCGAAAAACGCTTTAGGACTCCCCATTTTATGGGCCCTCTGGAAAAGTGTTAGACGAATCCCCGAAACCGGGAGTCGTTCGTTGAAGGGAAACTTTTAACACTAACCAATTTATCTAGGAGAGGCACCATGTCTTTTAACATTCCAGTCAATTTTGTAGAAGGGTTTAAAGAAACCATCTACATGCTTTCACAACAAAAAACTGCCCGTTATTTCGGAAAGTCTCGTTTAGAGTCTCAAAGATCTGAAGTAGACAACTACGAAAGAATCGAGCCTACTGAGGCCAACGATATTCTAGATCGTCACGGGGATACTCCATTAAACAATTCAATCCACTCTCGTAGACAAGTTACGCTACAAGATGCTGATTGGGGGGACTTGATCGATAAGAAGGACGACATTCGTCTATTGATCGACCCTACAAACTCTTACACAATGAACGCGGCAGCCGCTCTAAACCGAAAGAAAGACGATGTTTTCATCGCCGCTGCTCTTGGTATTGCTCGTGCCGGAAAGAAAGGCGCCCAGACCGTAGTGCTACCCGATTCTCAGAAGATTGTTTCAGTAGATCCTTCTACAGGGACTTCAGGAAGAATCAATATTTCCGTTCTTACTCAAGTTCAAGCAAAATTTGATGAAGCGGACGTAGATGAAGACGTTATGAGATATTTCGGTTGGTCAGGTCGAGTTAAGCAACAAATGCTAAATGATACTAAAGCGACTTCTGCGGATTTTGCTTCAGTTAAAGCACTTGTTGACGGACGAATTGACGAGTTCATGGGCTTTAAATTTATTCGATCTGAAAGACTTCCAATTACGGATGCGGTTACTAACTACGCTTCAAATACCGGGCAAGTTGCTTCAGGCGGAGCAAACAGTTTAGCCGCAGGCGCTAGACGTTGTTTTGCTTGGGTAGAAGACGGGATGATTTCTTCTATTGGAGAAGAGCTTTTTGTTGACGTAGGTATCCGAAGAGACAAAAGATTGTCTAAGCAAGTTTACCTTTGTCAGTCAGTGGGCGCGGTACGTCTCGATGAGGACAAAGTTGTTGAGATACTTGTAGACGAATCTCTTTAATTAAACTCTAAGCCGTAGGAGGCAATGAATATGGATGATTTAAACTTAGCACAACAGGGAAAATTTCCCGCAGAAAAGGTAGCTCCGGGTGCCTATAACTCACGCGTAAAGTGTTTGCCTCTTCAGGCAGTTCTTAGCGCAAACTTAGGCGTAGGAGATGAAATCCTAGGTCTTAAACTTCCTGAAAATGCCAAGATCGTCGATGCCACTTTAAGGGTATCGGGGACAGCAGGCGCTACGGGTATTTT